AGATTGGTATTACTATACAATCCTCTGACTTGAATTTACTATGAAACCTGCGAAACTGATTTACTGTCTCTATTATCATTATAACCTTTATAATATATAGTATACTAAATTATGTTAAACAGTCATTATTTTTTACTCCCGTAAGCTTCTTCCTTTTGATGTAGGTTGTCTCTTTGGAGTACTTCTAATTCTACTCTTTGAAGTTTTATCCTTTAATCCTCTGTTAACTGACTTAAATGGACTTAATGACTTTTCCATTCTATCCTTCGGTCTTCCTCTACCAGTTTGAGTTGATAACTTTTTTCTCCGTATACTTACAGTATTACGGGTTTCTGCTGGTGCTGAAATTGTTGGTGCTAATATTTTCTTTTTTGCTGGCAATCGAGGATTTCTAACTTTAAACCCTTTAGGTTTTGATAACCTAACCAAAGGCATTGATGGTAATGGTGGTATATCTGCTGGTGGTTTTGGTTTAGGAGCTTTAACAATTGGTGGTGCTTTAAATACTTTAAGTTTTTCTAATCTTTCACTAACTACACTATTCTGGCTTGGAGCATCACTTTCCCAAAATTCTAAAGGATCTAAATTAGTAGCTATATTAGGAATATCTTCTGATGCCAATTTAAATGCTGCTAAATTACTTTTTTCTATTTCATCTTTTGTTCCACTCAATCTCCACTTTATTGATGTTTTAGCATAATTCTTATGTTTACCATTAAAGGTTTTTTCTTTTATCTCTATAGGTGTTGACATAGGATTAGATTTTAATTTAGCAAAATACCTTCGAGTATAACCTGTTTCTAAATCACCTTCAGTTAATTCAAAAGAATGTGCATCTAAATACTTTTCACGTTTAGCAGGAAAAACATTTATATACTGTGAAAATATAGAATCATTTTTTCTTCTAATCATTAACTTAGATAAAAGTGGATGATGTTCAGGTCCAGTCATATAATATTCTTTTTTATTTATTGTATAATGAATATGATATGGAACACCTTCTCGTACAAATCCACCATTTAGAAACTGAAATTCGCCTTCTTTAGTAATAAGATTTTCTACAGTTCTCTCTGTTGTTTCAATTATTTTTTTTATTGTTGGCATATCTTATTATCCCGCTTTTGCTATTTTTACTTTATTTGCAACCCTACTCATTGATATTCTTATTTGTCCTTCAAGAGTAACGTCCCATCCCGAATCATTTACTTCATGTGATATTGACTTTACTTGAAATACACAAGTACTTTTATATTCGGCAGGTATATAATCAGAAGAAAATACATTTCCTGGATAAATCCCTCCAATTCCATCTAACGTTAAAGATAAATCTATAGGAACTAATATGTCAGCGGTAGCTTTATTTGTACCTCCAGGTGCAGAATTAATTAAACACTTCATCTGGTCTATATAATGACTTTTCATACCACCATATTGATTATATACATGTTGCGCTGCAGGTAATGTTTTTGGATCTTTGTTTTTTAAAGCATTAATAGTATCCATCACTGCCACATAATCTGTAGTATCTATTTTATCATCATCTGCAGAACCAGCACCACCTTTTTGTGCACTACTTCCACCTTCTGTTTTCATTAATACTTCATCCTCATCATCTGGTGTTAATTCACCTAAAGTTGGACCTTTTTCTAATGTTAAAGGTGGTATTCTTACATCACCATCTGGATTTGGATCCAAAAGACCAAAACTCGGATATCTCCACCCTTGCTTCATTGGACCTAAAATTGGATCTTGTTTATCCTTAAATAAAGCTCCTGCACCCTCTCCTTGCGGATCTTCTTCTCCTACTGTTTCATCACTTGTATTTCTACCATACATAGCAGCCATTGCCATAGATGAAGGTAATTTACCGTCCATCGTCTGAGTTTTTACTAATGATTCTTCTCTCCAAGTTTTAAACTTAAACAATCTTCCATGTACCTCACCATCTTCAAATCTACTTTCATCTTCTATTAAACTTTCTATTGAATTATTAACCCAATTTAAATCAATAACCATCATTCTACCAGTATTATTTTGATCAGATGTTATTGAAAGATCCCAAAGACCACAATCCTTATTTAGTTCCTCAAATAAATTTTTTAACCCAGCTTCTACAGTTGCAACCTCACCAAATGCTCTTTCAATAGTTTTCCAATGAATAAGTAAATTTCTTAAATAACCACCATCTTCTAAGTTTTCTGAAACTGCAAACTTATCAAATTCATCATTAACCCTTTTAGCTATTGTTCTTGTAACTTCCTCATGAAAATCATCACCTACACTGTCAAGAACTGCGCTTATAGCAGACCCAATAAGCGCCGGTAAACCTGCAATAATACCAGGTGCGGCCTGGATTGCATCTACTACATGATCAATTTGAAGAAATTGTACCACACCCCATGATCTCCAACCTGAAGTTGCCTCTGGCTCTTCAGGTTTATAAGCCTCTGCAATCAATTCCGTTGCATCTTCTTGTACACTATCTACTACATCACCTAAACTGGTATCTTTTAAACTTTCTGCTGGCCACTGTCCAGGTATTATAAAAGAATTTCTATCAGTTGTTAATAATCGTTCATGATTCTGAATTATTGTACTTTTACCTTTAATTATACTTCTCATATCAGATAAAATTAAATTAGTACTTATATTAACCTTTGAGAGAAATTTACTTATAATATTATCTTCCATCCAACCCCATGTAACATAAGGACCTATATCTACATCAAAATGCAACCAACCACCTTCCTTTTCCATAAATAATACACCAGCACCCTTTTTCTCTGCAAATTCTCTTAATTGTTTAGATAAATCTTTTATATATGCTGGCATTGTAACCTTTGGAATCATTTGATATGTTTTTTTAGTACCATCTTCTTCTACTTCTTCTCTTATAGTATATTTAAGGTCAACAGGTTGCTTAACTCTATTATCAATCATACTTACACCCAAAGAAGTTATATCAGTAGTACAATCAAATCCACCATCTTCTCTAAGAGACCAAGCAAAGTTTTTTATAACTCCACACATTGCATCATAATTTCCACCATTTTTTAAAATCTTATTCTGAATATCAGTATAACATTCACCTTGTTCAATTTCATCCATAGTAAAAGTTTTACCTTCAATCTTACTGGAAGTCCAACCCCACTCTAAAAGAATACTTGTTCCATGAGATAAAAAATAAGGAGTAAGTCGATCTAATTCTTTTAAACTAAAACATGACCAAGTTACTGTTGCATTTCTAATTGCTTTCATTCCACCATCATAAGTAGAACTTAAACCTTTAACACCAGCCAGCGGTCGAAAATAAGAAGATTGTATTTCACCTTCACCATCTGTGATTGGTTGAGTATACACTTCATCAAAACCATGCCTCATCTTTGAAAAGGTTCTATCACCATCAGGATCTAACATTTCACCACCTAACATAACAACTCCTTGTGTTCCGGCTTTCTTATCTTTAACTGGAGAAGTCATTTTAATCCATATTGTTCCAAGAGGATAAAAAGAAGCTGCAAGTTCATTAGATTTTCCAGTTTGAGGATCTTTTGCAGAATGTAAAACTGTTTTAGCAATTGAAGCTTCTCTGAAATGTAACTCTTTTCTTATCGCACTATCTATAGGATTTAACTGAAGCATGTTTCATCCTTATTTATTATTCAATAACTCAAGATCTTTTAATGCCTTTTCTATATTCATAGGAATTCTAATTTGTATTCCTGCTTCCAAAGCAACTCTACCATATGATATATTATCATTTGCTTTAGATATAATCCACCATAAGGTAGTATCTTTGTAATATTTAAAAGCTAAATTATCCAATCTATCACCATCAGTTGTCCATAAAAAAATATCATTATCGTCTAGGGGAATATTAGGATATAAAGTTGGTTTATAAACTCTTTGTCCTTTTTTGTTTCTCATTACTTTTGTAAATTCATATCTACTTGGCATAATTTAACCCTTCACCGATTGTTCATTTTTCTTGTCATCACTAATTCCACTAGTTTCTGTAGCTGGATTTGGTGATATAGGAAATAAACCTTCATAGTTAGTTCGTTCTGGTGATGTCATATCAGTAGTTGTTGCTGGATCCTTTTTAAATGAATCAAAATCAAAATCACTAGATATCCAATCAAAATCAAAGTGTTTACCTATCATTGAAGGTCTATACTTTCCAATATATCTAAAAGAACAAGAACACGTAAGATACTTAGGAACTCTTAAACCTTTATCTAATTCCCACGTTGATTCAGACTGACTTGAAATTGATAAACTCGCAAGAAATCCTGGAGTTGATTTATACATATCTCCAAGTGACAATTCAATAAACGGAGCAACCATTCTATTTGTATTCCATGCTGGATAACAAAGTCCAACAAGATAATTTAATTTATCCCATAAAACAGGTAACTCTTGTTTTGTCTTTGGATATACATTAAAATCAAAACTTATTGTTCTATCTGCACTAAAATCAAAACTTATTGTTCTATCTACACCTTTATATACAAATACTTTATCAGGTCTGCCAATAAATCTTTCATCAGACCAATCTGGAGATATAGAATCACTTATACCACCAAGTATTGCTCTAAAAATAATATATTTATTATTTACCACATCTTTAAATTTAAATGGTATAAAATCTTCATTATATTCTTCAGAACCATAAGGATGTAAATTAGCTTTATCTGCTAAATCTGTATCAAATTTACCAGATTGTTTTTTAACAACACCCAATCCATCATCTACCTCAATTTTTATTCCATCATGGTGTCTATTTGTCCATCCACCAATACCTTTATGTGCATCCTTTGCCTTATCTCTTTTTTCTTGTAATACAGTTGCGACATCATCTGCTTTTGATGGTTCTAGAGATTGTATAACCAATGGTTTTACAGAACCATCTGACTCTTTCGGATCTACACTTATAATTTCACTTGCTGATTTTAATGTTTTAAGATATGCATTATCTCCATTCAAATGACCATAAGATAAAGTAGAATACCTATCTATTGCACTCACATTTGTTGATGTATTAAGATTTTGATGTTGTGGATGCTTTGCATCTGATGTTCTTTCTTTCAATTCCTTTGTTACTAAATCTGTTGCTGCCCAATCTTTCGCCTTTTTTTCATAAGTAGATACTTTAGAATCATGTTCATCATCTATTTTTTGTTTTAATTTAGTTGCAACCTTATCTGCAGACTTTTTCTTTTTAAGCATAGAAGCTAATTCAGCTGGAGAGCTTGGTGGTTTAGGTATTTCAGGTATTGTAGGCGTTAAGTCATCTAACTTTTTAGTAACTGCTGCTGTTATTTTTTCTTCATCATCAAGTTCTCTATATGCTTTTCCAGTATTATGAGAAAATTCATGTCTATCAGGATCGTATGGCCATACACCACCAGAATCTTCTAATTCTTTACCTGCGCGTCGTCTTTGTACATCCTCTATACTATCTGGAACATATTTCTTTCCTTTTACACCAAGTTCTTCATATGCTAATGTTTGATATATCTTACTGGTTCTTTTCTCTTCACCTATATGAGCATAACCTTGTCCAAAAGGTTCTCCATCGTAAATATAAGATGATTGCCACATAGTATTTACTGCACCTCTTTGATATGAAGTTGTATCACTAGCATCACCAAATAGTCTTGTAACTGTAGGTTGTAAAATAGTAGTCATACTTCCATCCGCATCTGATACTGGTTGTGCAACTAAACCTACAGGAATTCCAAGAAAAGTATCATATTTGTTGTGTCCATATCTAAATTCAGGATTATATATATTAATAATATCTCTTGCACTATCGCCTGCCCTTTTAGGTGGACCCATTGGAAAAATTCTTCCAGAAATTGAATCTGAAAAATCTCCTATAATAGACCCAGCTGTTTTTCCTGCCTTTCCAAGTATTTGTCCTAATTTACTTTGAGATATACCTGCTGCTATAGAATCTAACTTTTCACCAAGTGGTGCAAGAACACTTTTTATTGTTTTACCAATTGTAATTGTGGCTCCCCTAATACTTGCTGTTAAATCAGGGAAATTTTTCTCCATAAAATCACTCATTTTTCCTGCTGCATCAACAAATTTACTTATACCAAGATCAATATTTGCCATCATAGCTACAGCATCTTCACCCCAATGTCTAACCATATGAGATCCGGGAGGTAAAGAAGCTAAAATTGAACCTGGAAAATATAACCGAGTATTTCCTGCTTTTATTGGTGCACCTTTCTTATCCAATGGTGCTTGCATTGCATTCATAGATTGTAACAGATATTGTTTACCGATGAATATAAGTCCACGAGGACTCAACAGATATTTAATTACTCTTGCTTCATCTGCCGCTGTTCTTGATGCTACCGTAACTATTCCACCTCTAATAAAAAGTCCTTCAGTAATTCTATCTGCGAGTTTAAGCATATCTGAAGTTATACCACCACCAACTGCAGTTACAGCACCTGAAGGACCACCTGCTACTCCAGCTTTAACTGCATCCATAGCTCCAATATTTCCAGTTATTGCTTCCCCTAATCCAGCAGTAGTAATACTACCAATATCATTAGGACCCCAATTAGAACCTATACCTCTCAACACAAAGGGTTGTCTAGATGCTAATTGAAGTCCTGGATCTGCATCACGTCTAAATTCACTTGGTGTTCTAAAATCATGTCGTTTTTCTATATTAAAATTACTAAGACGCTTTGTAGAAAATTCATCAACATCAATACCACCTATATTTCTATCTGCTCTATCACCTGTAACTGTATATCCTCTAACTGTAAACTCTTGTGGGATTACCATATTTACTGGCTCTTTTGCTGAAAATGCTTCCATCAATCCTATTTGTGGAAGATTAGCATAAGTAAATTGAGTTGGAAATGAACTAACATCAAGGGTAAAGCCTGTAGCATCTACATCTGCCATTACATTCACCACACCTAAATCAGGACCAGCGGTATGCCTACCTTCAGGCGAACCTACTGATGTTCCTGCACCTATTGCTAATTCACTTGTTAATTCAACTAATGCCATTATCCTGCTACTCCTATATCACCGACTTTTTTAGTTAATTTCTTTTGACCCGTATCCATTGATGTTCTTAGTGCAATAATTTCATTTATCATTTCTTGCAACTTTTCATTTGTTACTGACATATCTGCACCACCACCACCACCTAATGCTCCTGGATCCTGTACTCCAACAACGGTATCCTTTGGACTAAATTTTTCCATTCCTGTTCCAGGTCTTGAAATAAAGTCTTTAGCTTCTTCACCTGCTGGTGCTGCAGCTTTAGATTTATCACCACCACCACCAAAAAGTCCACCAATAAAGTTACCAACGGCTTTCATAGCTTCCCAAGCTAAAAATAATGGTGCAAATGCCATTTTTAATGCAAACTTAACAAATTCACCAAATGATTTAAACTTTTTCATCAAAAGTGAAACTATACCAACAACACCCATTATAGCAAGTGGTATCCATATCCAAGGAGCTTGTGCCAACCAACTTACAGCAGCAATAACACCTATAACTATTGCAATAATACCTAAGACTTTAACAATTGGACCTAAAATTGGAGCTATCAATTTAAGTCCTGCAAGAAAGGGTGCTAAAATAGTTCCAAGAACTGAAAGTACTGGCATAAGACCATCTTTAATTGCTGTAACTATTGTAGTCCATGTTTGACTCATCAACGCTAAAAGTTCTTGTCTCTTCTTTTGTGCTGCAAGTTCTTCAGCTGACATATTATTTATTTTTTCTTGATCTCTTACCATTTTACCTAACTCTTCTGTACTCAATCCGAACGCTTTAGCTAATGACCTTCTTTGTAACACATTCATTTTATTAAATTCAGCTTCAGTTCCAATTTGATTCATAACCTCTTTTTGCAGTCCTTCTAAATCACCAGCTAATGCTAACTGTCTAGCTTTATCAGTATTAATTTGTCTACCTAACATCATTGAAGCTTCCATTTGATTTGCAATAGAACTTTCAAAATCTAACAAACTATTTGCCATTTTTGATACTACACTTAAACTAATACCAAGTTTAGCAGCCTGTATTGCTGCTGCCTGTAAATTTTCTCCACCGTCCATTGCGAAGTCTGCAAACGTTTCAGTATTATCTGCTAAATCTTTCATTACTTTTGCTGGTGCAACTCCAGCTGCTTGAGCAAGTTCTCCAGTAACTTTCATTTGAGCCATTAAAGTTTCTCTACTTGCACCTGATACTCCTTCTAAAGCACCTAATAATTTTACTGCATCTGCACCAGCAATACCAAGTGTTGCATGCATTTTACCTAAAGAAACCAAAGTATCTTTTGTAACATTATTAACACTACCAAACTCATCTATTAATGCTCCCGCAGTTGCCTTAACTTCTTCTGCACTAACTCCCAACAAATATAATTGTGCTGTAGCACCTATCATAGCTCCTTGCAACTTCATAGTCTCACCAACACTTAAACCAAACTCTTTTTTAAGTTCCATTGTCTGTTTAAGTAACTTAGCTCCAAGTGCTAAAATTCCAAGTAAAACTATCGCAAGTTTAATATAAGGATGACCCCCAGCTACTTTATTTATCATAGCATGCATCTGTTTCATACTTTTATATTTTCCTATAAGACCACCAGATATATCATCAAGTTTACTTTCCATATCACCTCTTACTTTTGCGTAATCATTCATAGATTCTTGTGACCTAAGTTTATCCTTCATTTGTTTTAAATTTTGTTTCCCAACAGCTATTTGTTTTTTTGATAAATTTTCTTTATTTTCATCTAATACTTTTTCAGCAGCAGCTATATCAACTAATTGTTGAGCAACATCTGCTTCTGTAAGTTCTCCTTGAACTGCTTTCATATTATTATCTATTTGATCTTGTTGAATTTTAGCTAAACTTTCGCTTAACCCTATTTGTGCATTAAGATACTTTTCAGCCCTACTCCATCGTTCTTCCCCTTGTTTAACAGCCTTAGCTTGTTCTTCAGTTAAGTCTAATATTTCTTGTTGTTTATTCTTAAACTCTTCAGAATCTTCAACCATAGTTCCCAATTGTTTAGTAAGATCATCAATCGAAGCTTGATATTCCGTTCCTATTGCGTTCTTTTTCTCTACAATTTTTTTTAATTGTTGTTCTTTCTTTTTTTGTAATTCTATTAGTTTTGCAAGATTTTCATTCTGTTTAACACTTGACATTTGATTATCTAAAATCTTTCTTTGCCATTTAGAACGTTCAGATAATTCTTTCTTTTGAGCGCGTAAAGTCCTAAGCTCTTGTTCTTGAACTGCTGTTAATTCCTTACCTTGCTTTACTAATTTATTAAACTCTGTAAGTTTTTGTTTTATAGTTTTGAGGGATTCGTCTGCCATAATCTATTTACTTTTTATTTAATACATAGCCAAAAGATCATCCATAGATTTATCTGCTCGTGCAGCATCTTCTTGAGCTTTTTCCCATTTAGCTTTAAGCTTTGGATCTTTATTTATTTCTTTTTCAACACTCTTTGGTGGTTTTTTACCTTTTTTAAGTAAATCTTTTAGTTTTCCTAAAATAGATTCTCGCATTTGCTTTTCTGTTGCCATTTTTATACTCCTTGAATTTTCAATAACGAATGGAATGATTCAATAATAAATATAACAACTGAGGAAAATGTTACTTTCGACGAGGAACTGCAGGTCTACTAATCCCTTTAGATTTTTTAGTACCTTTGTCCATTTCTTTTTTCTCATCCTCGTAAGCTTTTTGAAGACGTTTTAAGTAAAATGAGCGAAGATATATAGGTAAATTGTAAGCTTCTGTAAAGGAAAAACCACCTTTACTATAGAAGATTAGATTGAATATTTGTTCGTGTATTTGAGGTTTATACTCTGGCGGCAGGCCAAAGAAACTGGACGGTCATCGGGACCGTCATCTCCTCTATGTATGTACATAACGAACATTCGAAATTATAAGTCATATCAACATCAGGAGTGATGGTTTGAAGGTATTTGCGAAATTCTAATGAATCTCTTGATAAAAATTGTTCATCTATAAACTTATTAACTTTAGCTCGACTACGCTCTCCATCTACTGCTAAAATAATTTTTTTCATACGAGTAGTAACTTCTGGATCAATTCCACTACCTTTTGTAATCTTTTTCATTGCTTTCAATTCTTCATCTATATCACGTTCATCTTTTTGTGTAAGAATTTTGAAAATAAGTTCAACCTTAGTAGATGGAAGTTTAAAATTAAATTCATTTTGACCTTTATCGTGCTTTGAAAAATTAATTTTTTTATCAGGAAAAGTAGTTAAATCAACAGAATCTTTATTATGTTCTGCACAAGCAGGACAATCTATTTCAAAATCATAACTTTTTCCATAACCAAGAATTCTCGAAGCAATCATAACTGCATTCTTATCACCAATTAACATAGTATTTAAGTTAACTTTTTCGTCTACTACAAGAGCCTCAAGTAATTTATCAATTACAACTCCTCTACGAATTAAATTCTGAGAAGTAAGAATATCTTCTTCTTTTGCTGTCATATATTTAATTTCAATTTCACCACTTGACAATGGATCGTCTTTTGAATAATAATGTCCCTTAGAAGGCAAACTAACTACCTCTGTAGGAAATTTAGTTTCAGGCATGCTGAATCTCCTTTATTAATATTTGATGTAAAATCTGGAATAGACTTTATAACCATTCCATAACCTTTAAAATTTTGTTTTACTTAACTTGATTTCCCTACAGCGTCACGAACTCCGTACAGACCTAATGCTGCAAGAACACCAAAAACTGATTCAGGAATTTCAATCCCAAACTCACCAGCAATACTAGCTGCACAAACAACAACTGCTGTCCAAATTGTTTTTGACTTATACCAAGATTTATCTGCGATAACTGACATAGTATATCTCCATTTCTTTAATTATATATATCGAAGTTAATAAAAAATAACCTATAAAAATTAGAATTGTAATATTGCGTAATCATACCTTAATGTTAGGGTTACTTCTACTGGATCATTTGTGGCCCAATCTAAATCATTAAAAGTTGCTGTTTGAATCCAAGCACCTTTCATTGTCCACTCTTCTACTATATCACCAACAGGTCCTAAAACATTCAAAGTAATATCTTTCTTATAGAAATCAGAATATCCATCTCTACCTGTTACAGATTCATGGGATAATCTAACCCATTCCATAACTGCTTGTGCTGCAGAAGGTACAACTGGATCATACAAAGTACATTCTAAAGTTTCCCAAGTTCCTTTACCTTTAACCCACCTTTTTACATTAATATGATTTAATTCAATCTCTTCAAATGCAATTGTTGGTCTGTTTGCTGTCTTAACAAGGTATGCAGGAATCCCTTCCATATACATGATGTAACGATTTTTAGTCTTCGGTTCAAATGGTGTAAACATTATCTCAGAAGGATCAAGTAATTCAGGCATTCTGTTTCTCCGATTATTTAATTATCACTTTACTTTCATATATAAATATAACAAACCTAAAAAATCCATCATCATCTTATCATTAAAAAAACTATACATTCTTAACAGTTTTTTAGAAGTTTTATTTTATACAATAAAAAACCCCTCATAAGAGGGGCTTTTTACTTTCGTATGACTACGATTATATGTTATACTCTATTATAAATCAAATTACTCTGGAAATGTTGCTCCAGTAGGTAGTATAACGAAATCTAATACGATGAACTCTGCTGTTCTTGTAGGTTGAATGAAGATTTGACCAACTAATTGGTTTCTATCCACAACATCAGGTGGATTATTACTGTCATCCATTACTACTTTAAAAGCGGAAAGTCCACTGTTAGCCTGTACTGATTCTAAGAAAGGATTCACAATATTCATGAATCTATTTCGTGTCGTTGCATCATTTTGCTCAAACACTAAATATCTACTTGAACTTGCAATAAACTTCTTCAATTTAATCAACAATCTTCGAACATTAACTCTGTCAAGTGCTGATGGTTTGCTTTGTAGAGTCTTCTGACCCCAAACAACCACACCTTGACCTGGAAATGATGCTATTGGATTAAGTCTACCTTCATACAATTCATCACGTTCCGCATGTGTTAATCTCGTTTTTGCTTCAAGTACTGTTGTCAGACCACCTCGGTTCAATCCAGCTGGCGCAAACCATTCATGTGCTACTCTGTCGGTGTAAGCGATTACACCTGGAAGTACTACTGAAGGCGGCACCCATACCGGTAGGTTATTACCATCATCTAAGATTTTAACCCACGGATAATATGTAGCTGCATAATTAGTATCTAATGTACTGATATCAGAACACGCATTAGTTATACCTCTAGACCAAGAAGAACCATCCATAACAAAAAGAGCATCACCTCTATCTTCCATTTTTTCAATGGCATGATTTGTTAATTTTGGATGATATTGATGGATAATTCCAGGCATTACCAAAAGATTAATATCAAATTCATCAGGATTACTTATAGCGTTAATTGCTCTTTTATAAGCAATAGTTCCACTAGCCTCATTGTTTGAACAATCGAATCCCATTGTATTTGTAGCTGATATATCATTAGCTGTATTCTTTGGTGTTGCTGGATTAGCTCCATCAAATCCCCATTGGAAAGGAACAACAAATTTACGTTGTTTAAGATGTGAATTAGATAAACTAATTTTTTCTGTTCCATCTGCATATGTCGAACCACCTAAATCAGCTGCTGATGCATGTCCGTACATGTCTTCAAGACTCATACTAACATTGTTACCTGCTGCTGCATTAAGAGGTATAGGTGATAAATACTGATGGTTATCATATTCTGAAGAACCGAACTTAAATCCATAGTAAATATTACCATCAAAACTTCCTTGTGCATTTTCCTGTATTTTTTGGAAAGATGCAGTAGGAACTTGAGATGCCGTACCTAATACTGGATTTATTACTGCTGCGTGTCCCATTGGAACAACCGTCTTTGGACTGGATTTATTACTGCTGCGTGTCCCATTGGAACAACCGTCTTTGGCATTGATTCAACATCTGCAAAATCACCAACACGAATATGTTTACTCATATTGGGCCAATCACCTTTATATGTCAATTTACCATTTGAATCTATTTCAACAAATCTACTTCCAATCCTACG